CAGAAGATGAATTTAATCATATGCTATTTGATGATTGGGATGATGAAGAATGGAAGGCCTTTGATAGTTATATGATTAATTGTGTACAAAACTATTTAAAAACAGGTTTAGTTAAGCACGAGTTTCAAAATCTTGATGTTCGTAAATTTATTAAGGAAACAAATATGGAGTTTTACGAATGGGTTAAAAGTGAAGAAACTTATTTACCAGCAAATAAAACCAGACTTTATAAATCTAGTTTATACGATCAATTTATTCAAGATTATCCTGATTATGGAGGTGGAAAATATAAGTTAACTCAAAAGTCATTTAAAAAGTATTTAGATAAATATGCAGACTTTATGAATTATGAAATAACAGATGGAAAAGACCCTAAAGGTAGATACATAGAGTTATATGATGGAAAAAGTAGTGAAGAAAATAATGATGAAATACCATTTTAATTATGATACAACTTAGACCATATCAAGAAAAATTAATAAATAGTCTACGAGAGTCAATGCGTTTAGGAAACAAAAAGTTAATCTTATGCGCACCAACTGGGGCTGGTAAAACTATAATGTTTTCGTATATGATAATGCGGCATTTAAAAAAAGGTGGCCGAGCATTAGTTTTTACACACCGAAAAGAATTACTAAAACAAGCTGGCGGTACATTTGAAAAATTTGATTTACAGCCAGAATTAATAACAGCAGGATCAAAGCCTGATTTAAGTAAGAATTTACACGTTTCAATGATTGAAACTTTTGACAGGCGTAAAGATGACTATGCTTTATTTTTAAGTACAAAAACATTGATTGTAATTGATGAAGCACACTTAAATACTTTTACAAAGGTTTTTGACTATATAAATAAAGATACTATAGTTATTGGTGCAACGGCCACACCATACAGAAAAGGTAAAAATATACCAGCTTTAGATGAATTTTATCAAGATTTAATTCAAGACGTAGATACACCTGATTTAATTAGTAAAGGTTATTTAAGTGATGCTAAAACTTATGGTGTTAAAATAAATTTAAGCAAGGCTAAGAAAAAAGGAGATGATTATGATGTAAGCCAAATTTATGAAGAAAATAAAATGTGGCATGGAGTGGTGCAAAATTGGAAAAGATTAACACCTAACACCAAGACAATACTATTTTCTTCTAATGTAGAAAATTCTATAAAAGTATGTAATGAATTTAAAATAAATGGTTATGATGCTAAGCATATTGACGGCAATACACCTAAAAAAGAACGCGAAGAAATACTAAAATGGTATGAAAGTTCTGGAGTTAAGATTATTTGTAATTGTGGAATATTAAATGCTGGCTTTGACCAACCAGATATTGAAACAGTTATTTTATATCGTGCCACAACTTCTTTGCCTTTATTTTTGCAAATGTGCGGGCGTGGAAGTAGAGTTACGAAAACAAAAAAAACATTTAATATATTAGACTTTGGTAACAATGTAAACAGATTAAAATTTTGGGAAGATAATAGAGTTTGGAGTTTACAAAATGATGTTAAGCCTAGTAGTAAAAAAGATGCAGCACCAATAAAAGAATGTCCAAAATGTATGGCCTTAATGGCAATGTCTAAATCTGAGTGCGATTATTGTGGACACGTTTTTAAAAAATCAGAAGAAGAAGAAGAAAACGAACAAATAGCCGAGTTGCAATTATTACCAAAAAGAAATAGATTTGACTATGCAAAAGGCAAATCAAATAAAACGCTTGTAAAAATGTGCAGAGCTAAGCTAATTAACCCTTATTGGGTTTTACATAACAAAACAAACATTGAAGATGCAAGAGAATTTTGTATTTTAATGGGCTATAAAATGCCCGGTTTTGAGTATGCTAATAAAAACAGATTTAAAATATTTTCATAATGGAAACAGAGTCAAAAATTCAGCAAAACATAATAATGTGGTATAAAAATAATTTTTGCTTAAATCATCACAAGCCACAAAATATTATTTTTTCAGTACCAAATGAAAGTAAATCTAAACGTGAAACCTTACAAAAAATGGCCATTGGTATGATGCCCGGCGTTTCTGATTTAATAGTAATTACATCTAATAATGTCTTATTTATTGAGGTAAAAACACCCAGTGGTACGCAATCTAAAAATCAAAAAAGATTTCAAAGCCTAGTTGAAAATCTAGGTTATAACTATTATTTAGTTAGAAGTTTAGAACAATTTAAAACTATTTTTGAATGATCCCAACCAACCCATTTAAAACATACACATCACCTAAAGGCTTAAAGTATAGAGTGACAGGTTTAGAAAAGTTAGAGGACACAATTAAGTTTATAGGCCGAGAGCCACATTGGTGTTGGGAGGTGTCTATTCAGTACCTTGAAAGTAAGAAACGTGTTAAAATTACATATTCTCACGAAAAAAAAGTTATAAAAGTATTGAATAATTAAAATGTATTTGTATATTTGCTCAAAACAAAACAAAATGATACTACAAACTATTTTAAACTCAATTCAAGGTATTGAATTTGATCAGTACAAAAACGACGAGGGCAACATCATTATTGACGATGACTTGCTTCTTATTTATCAGGATGACATTTTTGAGATAGAACTCGACATTTATGTTGAGTGCATAACTTGTCCAGAAGAGAAGTACAGACATAGATATGTTAACCTTAGACGTGTAATTATTTCAAACTTCGAAACAGGTGACGAAATGAAATTCGACCCTAGATATGATAACTCAATAATAAATACAACAATATGCAAATTAATATCGAACTTGTAATGCAAGTCTTAAAAACAAAAAATGGTAAGTACACTTTAAAGCAACTTGCCGAAGATTTGAATGTAACAGAGCAAACTGTTCAGAATTGGAAAAATGGAACGACACAGCCTTATGGTGTTAACCTTTTAAACATTATGAAATTAACCCATTTAAAATACGAGGAATTATGGAAGTAGTAACAACAGTATTAATAGTATTCTTAGTAATGGCCTTTATATTTGTAGGCTTATTTAGTACAATTTACTTTTATTTAAAACGAAAAAAATCAGAGAATCAATTACAACAATGGTATGAAAACGAAAGATTTAATTAAAAAACATCAAACTTGCATTAAAATTTTAGAAGCTATTGAAGTTTTTGAAAGTTTAATAGAACACAAAGCATTAAGCATAGAAGCCTTAAATGGTAACTTTCCAGACTTAAAAGCTAAATATTTACATAACATAGACATCTACAAAAGATGTATTAGCAGATTAACTTTAAGATATACAAAACAATTATAAATTTAGAGACAGCTTATATGCAAAAAAATATAAAACGACGCAAATAATATTAATTATATGTATAAAAATATAAATACATACAAGCCAAATGGTACAGATGAAGAAGTAAAACTTGGTATTTTACACAATGTAAATGGCTATTGGGTAAGCAATGAGGGTACTAAACAGAAACCTAACTACCACGTTTGGATACCAAGTGTAACGCACTCGATTGTAGATAGTGCTTATGATGATTTATCCCTTGCGGTTGCTAGGTGCAATTATTTAGCAAAAACTGCATTAATAGATAACCTTATTGCAAAAAGTAAGCGGAAATTACAATAAGGCTATTGTTGTGTAATGGACAGGTATATAAAAAGTAAAACGCTTGGTACTAAAATCAATTTAGCTTGGTACGTTTTTATAAAAAAGACAGTAACAATACAGCATACAGCTTGGTACGTTTTATTATTTATATACATTTTTATATACTTTTAGTGGCGAGCGTAGGTGTTTATGCCTGCGGAGGTTAAAATTTTAAGGTGTTAATTCCTTGATTTACCTTGCCTTTTGAGCCACTAATTGTATTATAACGGTCTACGTATAAGCGTAGTGCGATTAATTAAAAACTGAAATTAAATAGAATGAGTAAAAGATGTAAACTACAAAAGGAATATTACAAAGAGTTTGGAAATTACAAAGGTGATGGCAAATATACAGATGATTATGTAAAGTGGTTAGAAAAAGAGGTGTTAGCATTACGTTTATACGGTGTTGGCAGTGCGTTTTATTGCCAGCGAGATATTGAGGGAGAAAGTATATGCGATAGCCAATGCGACCATTGTGAAGAATATTACAGACCGTTGGAGCAATAATATGACTGCCAACGGATGCGTATAAGAGTAGTTGAGATTAATTAATAAATAAATTTAATAGAAATGAATAAAGGACAATTAATAATTAAGTATGTAAAAAGTGTTGGGGAAGTACATAACTTAAAAATAAAAGTACAAGAATTAGAAAATAAATTAAAAAGCTTTGAGCAGCAATTACTTTTATACGATGTTGTGAGTAGTGAAAAAATTAACTTGACAAGAAAAGAGCTGAGAGAAGTTATTAAAGAGGCGTATAGAAACGGTTATTCAAAATATGAAATGGTAGAAGCTGGACTTGAAACATATGACGCTGATGGATATGCAAGATGGTCGATGCGAAGTATTAAATAAATTTTTTATTACTTACAACATTTCGGGTATATGGTTAGTGCCGTGTAAGTAGAACAGACTTTCAGGTTAAGAATAGAAGTAATAATTAAAATATTTTTTTAGAGCGATGGCAAAAATCGAAATTACAAATGAGGACAATATGGTATTAATGAAACGATACCCTGATAATTACTTTGACCTTGCAATAGTTGACCCGCCTTATGGGATAGAAAGGTTTAAAAAAGTTACTGACAAACCAAGCGAAAAAGATGTCCACGCTAAAAGGTTTCAAGGAATGGAATTGGTAAACGATATAAAACCAAATCAAAAATATTGGGATGAATTATTTAGAGTTTCTAAACATCAGATTGTATTTGGTGCTAACAACTTTACAATGCCTGAAAGTGAATACTTTTTGATTTGGGATAAAAAACAAGCAATGCCAAACTTTGCAAGATGTGAATATGCTTGGGTAAGTATGAGTTTAAAAAAGCCTGCTAAAATCTGCGAATACTCAATACATAAACACAACCAAGTAGATAAGATACACCAAACCCAAAAACCTGTTTATTTGTATGAATGGATTTTAATAAATTATGCAGAGGAAGGATTTGAAATACTTGATACGCATTTAGGAAGTGGCTCAATAGCGATAGCGTGCCACAATTTAAACTATAATCTTACTGGGTGTGAATTAGGTACTGAAACATATAATAAAGCCTTAAAACGATTAAAACAGCATCAACAACAATTAACAATGTTTTAAACCTAATTGGTGAGGTACGAACCAAAAGAGCGTGGGCAAAAAAATATTTTAATTATGGGTAAACAAGCACAAACGATTGAGTTAAGCACGGAATTAGGCATTAACTATATACCGTGTTGTAGCATCGTTTTAATGTGCTACAACACCGAATAACAACATAAAAACCAAACAACTATGCTAGTAATAACAGTACCTTACACTTTGGTTTGGACTTTGATAATAACTACGGCTGGACTAAGTGCGGCAAATGCTTTAATATAAAGCGACAAAAAGAACTTAAATAAGTAACGCAAGGCGGGAGTATAGGTTACAACATTAAAGGTAAATTCTATACCTAAAAAAGATACCAAGTCGTTATTTAATTTAATTTGTTATATTTGTGGTAAAACCTTCGTAAATCGACCGAAAATGCCTAATACAAAAAACTTAAAGAGAGGTAATCCCGATCATCAATTTACAAGCAAAAAGCAACCTAGCAATAAAGCTAAACGAATGGGTCACAAAAGAAAATTATTAATTAAAGATATAGCCTCGCAAATAGTGAAAGGGGAGGCAGTTAATGATTTAAAACCTTTGGCTGCTTACTTAGACATACCTGAGAGCGAAATAGACGTAGAAACTCTTATGCACCTTAGTCAAATGTCTAAAGCTATAAGGGAACAAGACACACGTGCTTATAATGCTGTAATGGATAGGTTAAAAGGTAAGCCTAAACAAGAAATCGACCACACTACAAAAGGCGAAAGTATGAACCAGCCTTTAATGAACGTTGACCCTTTAAAAAAGGATGATTAAGCAAACTACATCTTTACGTAAGATTGCAGGCCTACAAAAACGTATTAAAGTCATACAAGGTGGCCAAGGGGCTGGTAAGACGTTTAGCATACTTATATTAATAATTAACCACGCTTCAAGCAATCCAGATAAAGACATTTACATAGCATCTCAAGAATTATCTAAGATGCGAATAACAGTTATAAAAGACTTCATTAAAATAATGAGGTCTTTTGGTATTTTTGATAAAAATAATTGGAAGGGCGGCAAAGAGTATGAATTTCCTAATAAAAGTAAAATTACATTTATAGGATTAGATAAAGAAGATGTTGGTAAGGGTTTACGTTCAGACCTTATCTTTTTAAACGAGGCCAACAAGACTAAATTTGAAACGTATAGGGAACTTACAACAAGGGCAAAACAAGTCATAATTGACTTTAACCCTAATAACGAGTTTTGGGCTCATACCGAAGTATTAGATAGACCTGATGCTGAATTTCTTTTACTAACTTATAAGGACAACGAATATCTTGATAAAAACGAAGTTAACGAAATAGAGTTAAATAGAACAAAGGCCTACATTAATCCTGATTTAGAAAATCCAGACATTAGCAGTAATATTAAGTCAAAGTATTACCAAAACAAGTGGCACGTTTATGGTTTAGGTAAAGTCGGAAGTAATCCTAACCGAATATTCTTTTGGAATGATTGCAGCGTAGAACGTTTTGATCAATTAGATGCTGAGGTTTATTATGGGGTTGACTGGGGAACAGTAGACCCTTTAGCAATAGTAAAGGTCAAATACTATGACGGTGGCCTATACATACGTGAATTAAACTACAATTCAGAAAATCAAATAAGAGAGCAACTAAGTCCGGAAATGAATAAGGCCTTAAAGCAGGATAATGAAGGCCTAATAAAGTGGCTATTTAACCAATTAGCAATAGATAGGGATAAACCTATTATTTGCGATACTAACCGCCCTGATAAGATTATGGCATTACGTGAAATGGGTTACGGTTATGCAATAGAGGCAAAAAAAGGCAAAGGCTCGATATTAGACGGTATAGACCTTTTAAATGGTTTAGATGTATATTATACTAAAGATAGTACAAACCTTGCTAAGGAAGCTAATAATTACAGCAGGAAGGTCGATAGGTTTGGTACTGTATTAGAAGAACCAGAGGATGACAATAACCATTTAATTGATGCAATCAGGTATGTGGCTAACTTTTTATTAATTAACGGCATAATAAGAAATATATGACAAAAGTAAATTGTCCTGAGTGTAAACGAAACACTAAAACTAATGTAACAAACGGTTATTGCCAATGCAGGGGGTGTAAACAAATATTAATAATAGAGGATACCAAGGCCATTAAATGTATTCCTAAAGATTTACATTCCACATTCCCACATTGACACGTTCCCTTATTACCCTAATCAAAATAAAATTTATATTTTTTAATGGGGGGGGGTCTTTTTTGGCGTTACAATGTGGGAATGTGGGTCAGGCCAATAATAGCAAGGCTTCAAGTGATCCCACATTTGTTTTAAACGTGGCTAACGTGGGTAATCATATATTTTAATTAAATAAAATTATTTATTTTTAATTTTGTATTAAATAATTTGTATATTTGCTTATAAAATTGTATACAAATAAATCAGGTATGCCTGTAAATAATTACGATTAGCGTATTTTCCAATTTACTATCAGGAAGTAGATGGGGTAGAAATTTAATTAATAACCTACTTCACGACTACACTAGAGGGGGTGAGTTTTATCCTTTACAAACTCAAACTAAGTATAATGATTATACTAGTGAAAAGGCTAAGTTAGAAGCTATACTTCAAAACCCAGCTGCATTAACTGTATTTAGTATTAACTGTGATTTATTCAGTTTAGGTAAAGTAGTTGTTAAAGATAACAATGGTGAACCTATTGTTGATCATCCATTAAATCAATTACTAAGTAAGCCTAATGCTTTTCAAAGTAAACGTCAAATCCTTTGGGATTATATGTTTTGGAATATGTTGGGTAATGCTAACCTATACATAGATAGCAAGTTTGATTTTAATAACAATTCACTTTATTTTTTAGATAATTCAAAGATTGAGTTTCCTAACAAAATGTTAGATAAGGCCGATCATATAATGACTTCAAAGGCCGCTAGCAATCAATTTAAAAATAGTAGGATAACTTATCGTTATGATGACGGTAGTAATCAAAAATTTGATTATCGTAAAATATTACACTTCACAGATTTAACCGCTTCAACATCATCTTGGTTTAAAGGTTCTAGTAAAATAGACGCCTTGTATAAAGTTATTTCTAATAGTGAATTAGCATTAGATGCTAAGAATGTAGGACTACTATATTCTGGTAAATATATGATAAGCGGTAAGGTAGGTACTCAGGACACTAAGTCTTTAATGATGTTACCTAAAGACAAAGAAGATACAGAGGCTAAAGCATTAAGTAAAAAGCCAGTTACTGTAGTGCCTAATATGGTAGATATTAAACGCTTTGTAGATGATTTAAAAAAGTTAGACTTAGATACGGCTTATAAGAATGATTGCTTAACTATTGCAGACATATTTAACATACCAGCTGAGTTAATTAATGCTAAGTTACAAGGTTCTACTTTTGAGAACCAAGAAAAGGCAATGGGTAGACACGTTGATTACGTGTTAACACCTAAAGGGAATGATTTTGTAGATGGTCTAATGAATTACTTTGGTTTTGAAGGCGAAGCTGAGATAACTTGGGAACATTTACCATTCACGTCATTTAGAAAGTTTGAACGTGCTAAGGCTGATTTAGATAGTGCTAGAACATTTGATATATTAGTAAAGGCTGGCGTAAGTCAAGAAGATATAGAGCGTATAACAGGCTTTGAATTAAATAATCCAATAGATTATGATAAAATCAAAAATACAACGTCTACAACAACAAGTGGACAAGACGGAGAATAAAAAAGATAAATTAAAACTTCTTAAAGAGATTAAGCAATTAAAGCTAAAGCAAGAAGTTATAAAATAAAGGTTATGTATTGCAAGGAATTAAATAAGGAGTTTGAAAGTAAGGCCAAAATGTTTGCTGAATTAAAGGCTAACAAAAAAATGCTTATGCTTAAGAAGAAGTCAGAGGTTAAGACTAAGCAAAATAGCATTGGGTTAATTAATGGCCAATCGGAAACAATTAAGGCTTTACCTGATATGGAAAAGGGCTTTATTTATCCAGTAATTAGCAATACTAATTTTTTAGATAGTCATGGAGATGTACACCTTAATGGTTCAATGACTAAGACGGCTATGGAACAAACTAACAAAGTGTTTTATTTAGCCGATCATAAAATGGAAGTAGATAGTATTATAGCAACACCTAAAAACGTTGATGTAATGCTTAAACCTATTGACTGGAAGTCGTTAGGATACGATTACGAAGGTAAAACAGAAGCTTTAGTGTATAAAATAGATGAAACTAAAATAATGCACGAAAAGGCTTTAAAATTGATTAGAGATAAAGAGCCTATGCAAAACAGCATCAGGATGCAATACGTTAACATTGAGTTAGCGGTTAATGATTCTGATAGTGAAGAAGAATACAAAGTATGGTCTGAGGTTTACCCTAAATTAGCAAATAAAGAAGTTGCTGATGAAATGGGATACTTTTGGGCGGTACGTGAATTAAAGTTAGTAAATGAGGGTAGTATGGTATTATTTGGTTCAAATAGTGCCACGCCTATTGATACACAAACAGAAGCCGCTAACAGCACTTCTGAAATTGAGCCGTCAAAAGACACTCAAATAAGCGTAACTCAAATGTTACAAAAAGTAAATGTTTAATTTTAAATTTTGAAGGTATGACACCAGAAGAAAGACAAGAATTAGTAGACGGTTTAGCGGCTAAAGTAAAAGAAAAAAACACCGCTGAATTAGATGCTATGAAAGAAACGCTTAACAACTTAAATGTTGAAGCGTTAAAAGAATTGCAATCTAAAGAAATTGCAGAAAAATCAAGCGTTGACCAATTAAATGGTTTAATTAGCGAAGTAAAAGAAACTGTTAACGAGTTGAAAGACAACTCAACTAAAAACAAAGTTTTGACTTTAAAAGAAGAAGTAAAAGCTAAAAAGTCTGAAATCAAGGACATTGTTAGCGGTAAGAAAAACACAGTAGAATTGAAAGCTTTATCTAATAGAGCATCTATTTCTAACAACACAGAGGCAGTAAGATTAGACGGCTTTGGCCAATTAGCTTACACTAGACGTACGCTTTATGATTTCTTCCCTAAAATCACATTAGGTGCAGGCGATCATAACGGTACTATTCGTTACATTGATTGGGATGAAGATACAAGTGTAAAAGCTGCTGCAATGGTTGCTGAAGGTGCTAGTTTCCCAGAATCAACTGCTAAGTTTATTGAGTATAGTATTCCACTTAGAAAAGTAGGTGATACTTTACCAGTTACTGAAGAATTTGGTGAGGATGAAGTTTCAGCTGCTGCTGAATTAGAATTGTTTTTACGTAACAACGTGCAAGCTAAGATAGGTGAGCAAATTGCCGTTGGTGATGGCTCAGGACAAAACCTTACAGGTTTAGTTGAAAGTGCGCCAGCTTTCACAGCCGTTGCTTCAAGTATTACAGATGCTAACATTAAAGATTTAGTTCGCAAAATGCGTACTTCTATTGTTAAAGGTAGAGGTTCTAAGTACAATCCTAACTTTGTAGCTGCTAATTCTGATGTCATTGATCAGTATATGCTTAAAAAAGATGCTAACAACAATTACATCTTTGATACAGACGGTACTATTGCTGGCTTAGCAATTGTAGAAGATAACAACTTAGCCGATAACACTTTAGTTGTAGGTGATAGTAACTTTGGTCAAATCTATGAGTTGCCTGGCATTAGCTTAAGCGAAGGTGTTACAGGTACTCAGTTCGCTGATGATATCAAGACTATTAAAGCTAGAGCAAGACTGTTATTCTTAATTAGAGAGGCTAACAAGTCAGGTTTTGCTAAGTCTACTGATATTGCGGCAGATTTAACAACTTTAGCAAGTGATCCAGCATAATAGCTAAATATGTCTAAAGGTAGTAAACGTTTAGAGTTTATAAAGGACTTTGCCATTCATAAGAAGGGTGGCAAAGCAACCTTTAGCCGAGATTTAGCCGCTATGTTGATTAGCAAAGGAGTTGCTAAATTAGAAGACAGCAAGGCAGTAAGTCGAAAAAAGACTAAAGCCAAAGCAAAAAAATAACTAATACAATTATAATCAAATGCTAATAGATAAATCGTATTTCACAGGCAAAATAAATATACCTAATTTAGAACAAGATACGGTAAACCCTGATTTAATTACTAACAACAATTCAGTTGATAGGTTAATTAAGGAATATACTTTTAAATATCTAGTAGATGTATTTGGTTTTAAAGTAGCAAATGAAATTCTTGACGAAGTAGAACCTGATGGAACGGTTAAGGCTAGTGCTGAACAAAAGTACAAAGACTTAATTAACGGTGTAGATAAATGGCGAGGGTTACGCTATGAGGTGCAAGGTATTAAATACAGTCAAATTGCTTATTATGTATATTGTCAATGGGTTTACGAAAACCAAACTCAATTAACAGATATAGGTAACACGATTGATAATGCTGAAAAGGCTAGTGTTGTTAGTTCTTGGAATAAGTTTAACGATGCTTGGCGTGAAATGCACTTACTTAGAGAACCTGAACATTTTTATTCTGTTCAAAACTATTATTTTAGAAACAAACAGGATATTTACACGCTTTATGATTATATAAGCGAATCAACTGATTGGGAAGCTAAAGACTTTGTAAGCTATGAGAACACTAATAGTTTTGGTTTATGATTAGTCCTGAGAATGTCATAAAAGAAGTAATACAACCTTTAAAGGATGAAGGTAAGTTTGGGTTTTACCATTATGGTAACGAATACGAATTAAAACGTTTATTCAATAACCAAAAGTACCAAACTAAATATCCATTTATATGGCTTGTATTGCCTTTAGAGGGCAATCCTAGTGATGACATACAAAAAAACTTATTAGATTGTAGAATAAAGCTTATTTTAGCTACTAACACTAATAAAAGTTGGCTTAATGATAAAAGGAATATAGAAACGTACGACAAGGTATTAAATCCTTTGTATGATGATTTAATTAGTACCTTTACAAAGTCGTTACAAGTTGTTATAAAGGACAACGAGGTAAACGTGTTAAAAGTGCCTAATTATCATCAAGAAGAAGATGGTACGCGTTCAAATCCTGCAAAACATAAAGTTAATTACTATTGGGATGTTTTAAAGGTTGAATTTGATGCTATTTTAAGAAATAATTGTAATTTTAAATAAAAAAAAGATATGTTAAACAGTAAAGATTGCACAACTGAAGTATTAGGCACAGGGGTAACCGAGTGCTTAGCTGATGTTGGATACCCAAAAGGCGTTATATTAACGCAAAAAAGTTGGTCAGAGGATGCCTCTACAACTATTGATAAGGACTATATAGTAACAAAAGTCCAAGAAGGTGTTTTTATCCCGTTGGTTGATTCGACAGGATTTGAACAAAATACGCCAGAAGCTACTACTCAGGAGTTCCCTGATGGTACTATGGTTGTAGTAAGAAATGGAAAGCCACAATTTTCATTTAATTATGTACGCTCTATTCAATTTCAAAAGATAGCAGCTTCTTTAAGTTCATATAAGAAGTACAATGCTATTTTAGTATTTGATAATGACGTGCTATTTTTAGCGAATGACGGTACAAATGTAAGCGGTTTTAGCTTAGGAATGTTTAACACTAATACTTATACGTTTAATAGCGGGTCTGAGGTTGGTTACACAACTATTTCTATGCAAATGCTAGACAACAAGCAATTTAACGAAGGTAGTGTTTTAGATCCTAGTTTTGATGTTACTAATGACCTTAACGGTGTTATTGATACAGTAATTGCAGGAACGGCTGCCTCTGGAAGTGATGTTTTAGTAAGCGTTAAGGCTAGCGTTAACCAAGCAGTAAACATTTTAGGTTTGACTGATGCTAACTTTAGATTAATTGTTAACGGTACGGCAGAAGCTGCTAGTGCGGTTAGTTTTAACGATGTAAGTAATCAGTATGAGATTACGCCAACGTCTACTTTATCTGGTTCAGATACGGTTGTAGTTGAATTGTATGACAGTGTTGCTTCGCTTAATGTTACTAAGTTAGGCGATCAGCTTTACAAAGGTAAATCAGCTGAGATAGTTGTTACCGCATAATAACAAACGCCTAGAGTTATTGGTTTAGCTCTAGGCAACTAAATAAAGTTCTATGAAACTATTAAATAGTAATTTTAGTAAGAAAGGCGTTGAAATATTTTGTAAATTAACACGCAAAGAGCAAAAGGAATGGCTTAAAAAGCGAAACCCTTTAGCGTTACCAAATGAAATAGAAAAGGCCTTAAAAGGCGTAAAATATGGCAAGTCTACTAAACATAAAAAAGAGGTTAGAAAAAGTCACGAAAACGAAGCTACAAAACAAGATGGCCGAGATAGTGACAAAGGACAACACGATACTGCAAGCAAAGAGGGATAGATTAAGCCAAGGTTTAGCACCTAATGATGAAATAATAGGTCGTTATAGAAATGCAGACTATGCCGTATTTAAGCAGTCTATTAACCCTAGAGCAAACGGTAATGTAGACTTAATATTAACAGGTAGCTTTAGTAATCAATTATTTGTTAAAAGCCTAAACAATTCAAGGTTTTTATTTGATTCTAGGGATGAAAAAGCACCAATGTTATTTGGTAGAAGCTATTACCAAGGGGTAAATGGTAAAGTATTAAGAGGTTTAGACAAGCAAACATTTGATGATTTGCAGCGTAAAGAGTACGCATACGATTTAATAAGCTACATAAAACAAATAACTAACTTATGACTTGTGAAGATGTAAAGGCTAAAGTTTATTTTAAATGCTTAAAGCATAATGATTCTAGCTTATTAGGCGTTAAAGAACATCAGAAAGTCTTAACCGATTTAAAGGATGAATTTTTTAAGTTGCGTGATGATGGAATAAGTAAAAGCGATTTAAAAAACTTTGTCAAAACACAAGCATTAAACCATAAGTTAGAAACATTAAAGTTAATTCAATTGGTTTACCAGTTAATACCTTTAGATGACAAAAGACGTAAAAAGTTAAAAGGCCAATTAAAAGATTTAGGTTTTAAACTAACTAGTGATAAGGCAAAAGATATAGAAAATCAATTTAAGTCTTTTATTGGTCAAGTTAAAAATCAAATACAAATAGCTGAAACAAACATAGTGAATAAGTCTGATAATAAAGAACAATTCAGTTATGAGCGTGTTATAGTATCGTTTGAACAGGTATTAGATAGGCCTATAAGTGAGGATATAAGCTTATCTAAATTTGCAGAATATGAAAGACAAGTTAATAATATTATAAAGAAAAATAAAAAGTAATGGTTGAAAAAATA